CATTTGAATATCAATTTTATTTTAAAGATGCCTAGACGAGCGTCATCATGATCAATGAGTAATCTCTAGAACTTGGTAGAGATTACGAATATGGTAAGGCTATAATCTTTATAAATAAAATAATTATATATATGTCTTTTCCCCTCGGGGGTAAATTTTTTTTCTTACTCTATATTAGAAAACTATGGAGGATATAAAATTTGTGTTAAAACAAATGGTTGAGGTTAAACTCGAGGCACACGATTTAAGTTATTTAGAACGTATACGTGATAAGCCGGAGATGGTGGAAGTTTTCTATAAAAATAAAATGTTTGAATTAGATAAAAATTTAAGAGTTGATGCATTAAATCATGTTTTGAAAAATAAATATATTCAATATTATAATCAATTAATTGAGACTGAAACGGTAGAGGATTTATTACCTACGTTAAAGAAGATAAAAGAACAGCGTGATAATCAGGACGTTATAACAAATTCTGATATTTTATTTATTACTATTTCGCCCGCTGAGGGAGAATTAAAACCGTTAAATTTTATAAAATTATTAGAGCGATTCTGCTCTTTTAAATGGATTAAACAATATGTCTATGTTTTAGAACAGCGTTTCAATGGGATTGAAAATGAAAAATATAAAAAATTAGGGGATGGATTACATGCTCATATATTATTAGATAGAAATAAGCATAAATTATCACATGTTAAACGGGATTTTGCTCGTGTTTTTGGAACTTATACAATAAATGTTGATTGGTCGTTTAGACACGTTAGAGATATTTTAAAAACTCAAGATTATATTATAGCCTTAAAAAAAGATGAAGATAAACAATTAAAACAATTACAAGATGTTAAATTTAGAGAGCAAGAAGGTGTGAAAAAATTCTATGGAAATTTATGGGAATAATTAATAAAATGCATTTTTATAACGACACTACATAAATTTTTCTTGCGCACATGTATACCATTTCTCCCCATTTTTTAGGAGAAATGGTATACATGGGCAATTTGAAAAACAATTCTATAGTTAAATACATTGGTTTATAGAAAATACAGATGTTAGACCGATGTTAAAAATACCTTAAATTATATTGTTTTATAATCTTCATAAATATTTCCCATAAATTCTTTCCCCAATTTTTTCCCCTCGGGTTTTGGGAAAATGGGAAATTCTATATTATTTTTTTTCTTGCTATTTAATAGATTAAAATGGTAAAGTATAATATTAAAAAAGGTCGTACATATAAAAAAAAATATGTTAAAAAAACTGCAAAGCGTTATAGTAAGAAAACTGGAACAAAGTCATTAGTTGCTTTAATTAAGAAAGTTTCATTAAAAAATGTTGAAACAAAAAGTGTTCATCGAATATTAGAGAATGTAAATATAGATCATAATGGTGGTCAAATTTATACAAATTTATTAAGAACTTCACAAGGTATAACTGACACCGATACTGGTGCGGCGACTTATTCGAATAGAATAGGTGATGAAATTAATGCAAGAGGTATATCAATTAAATTATGGATTGCAAATAAACGAGATCGTCCTAATGTTATGTATCGAATGGTTGTGTTTAAATATGCAACTGGTTCAATTCCTACTCTTTCTTCATGTTTTACAGGTGCAAATGGTAATAGAATGATGGATGCAATAGATAAAGAATTTATTACACCAGTTTATCAGAAAATATTTAATTTACAAAATAATATAGCGTTTGCTGTAGCAGATCATACACGAGAGGCTCATACATATCGAAAAATATGGATACCTTTGAAAGATAAGAAAATCATTTATAATAATGGAGGTTCATCACCTAAATTTATAGATTATGGTTTCTTTATTGTTCCTTATGATAGTTATGGTACATTAACTACAGATAATATTGCTTCTTTTGCATTTGAATATCAATTTTATTTTAAAGATGCCTAGACGAGCGTCATCATGATCAATGAGTAATCTCTAGAACTTGGTAGAGATTACGAATATGGTAAGGCTATAATCTTTATAAATAAAAT